GTATCAGTGGTTGTAATTCTCTGACCAATAGATGACATTACAGGTAATACATATTGATTTTGTAATATAATTGAGTCTGATTCTTGTAAGTCTACACCAGTCCATTGAAACCAATCTCTTGAATGGAATTCATCTTTATTGTGTTTTAAATCTGTATCACCATTTGCATTTATTGTTGTCTTACTATAAGTCCAACCACCAGCAGCACCTAAATATGTACATTCAATTTGCGTATACTGTTCATTAAAGGTAATAGGTGAGACAGGTATGTTTGTTTTTAAACCTGTTATGCCCGCGAAAGGTATTTTAGCGTAACCTGTCATTGCAATTACACTTGCATTATCAATCTGTGAGATTCTTAATGATGCATTAGTTGCAGAAGGTGCACCTGGTATTGTAATCTTTGTATGGTTAACTGAAGGGAAGCTGTCTGAATCTGCTGTTAAATTGGCTTCAGGGGTATTACTAATCCATTCGTTAATTTGTGTTACGTTTTGCCATTCATATGGTGTAGTCCATAATGATAGTGGTTTATCAGTACTAATGTGTCCTAATGAATCTCTAATAATAACTCTATCACCTGCTTTAGCTAAAGGCAATACAACATGAAAATAATCAGAATCCATTAATGTAAGGTCAGGAGTAATCTGCTCACCTCTTGACATAAAGTACCATTCTTTACTATCATAGATAGCTGGTACATTTGGTGCTGCGGCAGAATATATTATACCATCTGAATCTTTTGTAAAATAGCCTTCACCGTTATGAAAGAAATCGTATGAACCGTCAGCTCTTTCTGTTGCACCGTCTGAGTCAGCTTGAAAAGTTACTCTTCTAAACTTAGTCGTTGCATGCAGTTCACCTACTTTATATTCACCTTCTGAAAAGGTTTTTCTATAACCGTAGTTTGCTCCTTCAGGATCATTCCCAACAGGAATGTCACCGTAAGTAGAATAGATATCAGCGAAAAGGTTATTAATCTTTAAACCACCTTTACGTGCTGTATCTCCTGTACCGGAATCAGGAGCTGTTCCTAAATTTATTAAATCTTTACTGGACATATGTTATTTATCTTCTAATTCTCTGGAAGGTTTCTGATAATTCTAATAACATTACCATCACTATCACTCAAGTTTAATATAGTAGGACTTCTATCTGAGTCATTACTATAGAGAATTTCAGAATCATTAACAACATTTCTTCTGAATCTTTTCTTACTGTTAGTACTATCTGAATCAATATAAGCGTCTAAGTCTGAATCAAATAATCTATAACTAACACCGTCAGAATCAAGTACATAATTACCTTTTGAATCTGAATCGTATCCTCTTGAATTGCCTGAAAGCACAGCATAACCAACTTCTTCACCTTGTTGATTAGTTGCTCTTGACATTTGATGAATTGATACTCCAGTGGGCGGTACACTTACAATGGCTCTTGAATCGTAAATAACAGTTGTATTAGCAACAGGACCGTGCATCCAAATCTTAGTTTGGAATTCCATTGACCATTCAATTGTTCTTCTATCACCTAATTCACCAGTATAGTCATCAGCCCAAGTAGTTGCTAATAACGTAAATTGTTGATCATATGTATTAGTTGGTGTAGGAGTACTCGCACTACTGTCTTGAGGGAAGTGCCTTACTTTAACTGTATAAGCAGGAGTAAAGAAAGGTAATATTTGTTCTATAATTTGCCAACCATCACTAAGTGTTTTAGTAGTAGTATATAAACTAAAATCTAAATTATAAGGAGTAGGTACATTAATCCTCTGTCTTGGATCTCGAATACCGTCCGGCTCTCTTATCATTGTTTGTCTATTAGTTAATTTTCTAGTTGTGTCGTAATTCATTGCTACAATTTCGTATGACATTCTAGGTAATAATTTTTCAAACATTTCTTCTGAAGGCTGAAATTGTTTCTGAGCATCTAACCATTTTTGTCTCGGACCATAAGAAATAGGAACAGGTAATAGTTTACCATCTCTTCTTTTTATAACAATATTGTTAAAAAGACTACCAAATACAGCTACTGCAGTTTTAATAGTCTCATTATAAAAATGTGTACCGATCATTTTATATGTCGTCCAAATCTATTGGGTTAATTATACCTGGTCCATTGTGAGCTGTTTTTCCATAGTCTTCTACTATAACAGCATCTTTACTTTGTATTTTACCTTTATCGTCATATATAGTTTTTTGTTGAGCTCTAATTTCAATGTCTCTATTTGTACCATATGAATCAGATATTGAATCTGAATCTTTTACTATATTAATTGCTCTTGTATCACTATCAGTAAATTGTATCCCTGTAGCTGCTCTTTGAATCTTTTCAGTTGTAGTACCAATCTGTTCTCCAGTAGTAGTATTGTACGAAACAGCTGTTGGTGAGAAACCAAGATCTTCTCCGGATAGTTCGAATAATTTACACCTTAATTTATATTGATAGTTATCCCCAACTTGGAAAAATGCACCATCATGATAAGTAGTAGTACGCGTAATTTCAAATACTTTAGGCATATATTGATTTTTGTTTTGTGCGGATCTACCAAAAGGTACAACTATAATATCACCTTCAAGAGGTCTTGTTCTATTATACATCGATGAGTCACTATCACTTAAATCACTGTCATAGTCACTATACTTATTACTCCAGTTATTAATAGCAACTGTTAATATTACTTCTTCTCTAAATTCAACACCATAAGTAGTCATTACATCACCTTCACCTTCGAAGCCAGACGTAGCTACTAACATCATATCTATCTGAAGACCTTTATGAAATGTAGACTCAGGTCTCTCGTTAAAAACTCTATCTGTATATGGTGAAAACCTAGGCATATACCTTACAGTAATACCATTAGTGTTAATAGATTCTCTAATTAAATTTTGTACTAATCTTTGCTCATTTGTAGAAAAGTTAGCAGAAGAACCATATTGGTTTATAAATCCATCTATGAAAGTATTTTTTATACCAGCACTGTAATTATAATTCGAATTAATAGTAGCTAAGTTCCTATTCTGGCTTGCACCAAAATCTGAATCATTATCTGTTTTATTCAACTCTGTAGTAGTTGCAATTGTAAATCCAAGATAATTATTTGTTATAGCCATTATGCATAGTATCCCGCATCTCTTCCAGATGTACTTGACTTAACAGTTAACTCTACAATTGCGTCTTCAACAGTATTAGCTTGTAGTCTTACACTATTAGCAGCGCCTTGATTCAACTTTAAATAACTTGCATACATTTCTTGCTGTGCAGTAGCGGTATTTTGAGACGTTGCAGTTCCTCCTGCAAGTCTAGCCAAAGCGCCATCAAAATCGAATGTGATATTTTTACCGCTATTGTCATGCTCTACTGCCCACTTAGTACCATTATACTTTAATAATGATCCTCCAGCAATAGTATAAGTACCATTAGCTAAAACAAAGCTTGACGTCAAAATATAATTAGAATATACTGGAGTTGCGTCTGGATTGATAGTAGTTATTTGATTAGCTAACATTAATGTATCATTAACTGTAGGTGATAATGCTGTAATTTCTGTGTAGTTTTTTGCACCTAGAAAAGAACCTGTAGCTGATAATGAAGTTATATCTGTATTAATATTTGTGTTAGTTCTGTACACAGCTTCTATAAAGTTATTAAGTTTTTGAAAAGCAGTTCTTAGAGGATCACCGTCGTTTGAGTTAGGAGATGTACCTATGTTAACTCTTGTATTAGTATTAACTGTATAATTATTTTCTGTAATAACATTATTATTGTTTGCAGGGTCTACTAAAGCGGGCTTATTAACAGCGCCGGTTTTAGTAAGAAATCCTGATAAATCTGTATTAGCCATCTTTGTTAATTAACCTCTCTAATAAATTTTCTATTCTATTTAACTTATCTTCCATGTTATTAAGCCTGTCTTCTTCAGCTCTTCTTTTAGCAATTCTAATTTTAGCAGCAGGATCAGTATTAATTACCGCACCTGTTTTAGTTTTGAAAAGATGACTATAACCTGAGACGTTACGCAACTGCTATAATCCTTAAGTTTCTAAGTCTTGGTACATAAGCTTCGTTTTGTGTTTTCATTCTTAGTCTAATTCTAAATTCTGAAAAGTCTTCACCTATAGCATGCTCTGCTGAGTACTCTTTGTAATCTTGTGCTGAACTGAAACTACCATAATTAGTTTCATTAATGAAAGTATTCAGTTTAAAGTCTTCCCATTCTTGAGCATCGATGTCAGCTGAATCACCAATACGTTTTGCTTTAAATGCTATTTCTATTACATTTGAAGGATTTAAATCAGCTTGAAATTTAATTACTAATCTATCTGCTGGTGTAGCTAAAGTTGTAATTTTAGTAATATAATCTGCGTGGTCGTTTCTTGAAGCTGTTAACGCAGCAATATATGAAGCTAATATAGCTTGTTTACCTGCATTATCTGAATCACCTTCACTAAGATAATCTGAATCATTAGCTCTTTTTGAATTTAGTAATGGGTACTTATCTGCTAAATCTGAATCATCTGGTTGATTACCAGTCTTATTTCTAAGTAATTTAATTCTATTAACAGTACCATTACTATACGATTCAACAGGTATAACTGGACTGAATCTACTATCTGCACTATATAGTTCAACATCTAATTGAAGCGTTCTCTGTGTACTATTGACGGTTGATTGTACTGTTTTTGCATTAGTAAACGTGGTAACTGTATCTGTATTAATATCTGTATCTGTATCTGCATCTGTATGCGTATATGTATGTGTATCTATATC